AGATTGAACAAGATATGGCTCCATTTGGATTTGTTCTGGACGGCATTCACAATGATGATGGTTTTGTAGATAGTGAAGGAACTAGATGGAATACTGATGAGTATGGTGACAGATCTTTTATGTGGGAGTATCTGTAATGGAATTTGAAGAGGAGTTTGAACTAGAACATCTTCTCTTCCATCACAGAAAGTGTAGATCTTGCTTTGAAGTAAAAGATCTCATGTCAGATTTTTACAAAACAAGAAGGGGTAGTGGTCCTTCTGCTTATTCATATGAGTGTAAGCAATGCACCAAAAAACGGATTCTCAATGCGAGAAAAGCGGAGCAGAAAGTCAGGGAATGGGAATATCCTGACTGGTAGTGTGTTCATTCAGTGTTTCCCCAATGTAAACATACCAAATAATAAATAACTCTAGCATTATTTGGATTTCATAGGGAGAGAAAGATGCCACTGAACTTAGCATCTCCTGGTATTGTTGTAAGGGAGGTAGATCTAACTTCTGGAAGAGTAGATCCTACCTCCGATAGGGCTGCGGGTATTGTCGCACCTTTTGCAAAAGGACCAGTAGAAGTTCCCACATTAATCGAAACAGAGGCTGATTTATTAAACACTTTTGGAGAGCCTTCTTCGACTGATAATCACTACGAATATTGGTACACTGCTTCTGCTTATCTCGCCTATGGTGGGATTCTTAGAGTAGTAAGATCTGATAACGACGGTCTGTACAACGGTTTCGTCGGATCAGCAACCAGCATCAAAATCAAAAGTGACGATGATTATGTAAACAAAGGTTATGATATTAACGTCATCACTAATGTAACTGTTGCTGCCAAAAACCCAGGAACTTGGTCTAACGGACTTAAAGTTGCTGTTATCGATGGTCGTGCTGACCAAGTTCTTACTGGACAAACTCTTTCCTTTGACGTTTTGCTTGGTTACGGTGTAACCCAGGCAGTTCCTGCAGGAACAGTAGTTGCTGGTGCTGGCACAACTTCTCTTCTTGACGGATACTTTAAAGGTATTGTTACAGAAGTTGATGTTGATGGTGTCGAAGCTGATCAGTCCGTAAAAATTACCCATCACGTTTCTGCTGGTGGAACAGTAACTGCTGTTGATTACACTCAAGGTGGTGTTTACAAGTTCTCCAGTGGAATTGATATTCACTACTACGCATCAAATGGATCTTCTGCAGGTGCTGCTGTAACAGATGCTACACCAGTTGATTGGTTCGATAGACAAACTATTCAGTTGACTGGTTCTTCAATCAAGTGGAACAGAATTGCTGAGAGACCCACAACAACTTCTTACGGTGCTGCTCGCAGTGCTAAGAATGATGAAGTTCACGTCGTCGTCTTTGACGATCTCGGTAAAATTTCTGGAAATGCAGGCACAATTCTTGAAAAACATTTGAGTCTGTCTAAGGCAAAAGATGCCGAGTTCTCTGCTGGCACTACTCAGTACTGGAGATCCTGGTTACAGTTAAACTCTAATAACATCTATGGTGGTAATCAACCCCTTGGTGTTACTACAACTGGATTTATTGCTGGTGCTGGTGCCACCGTATTCACCAACTTCGGTGATGGTGGATGGGACCAAAATGCTTCAGAAAAAATCTTTAATGGTTATGGAAACAATGTTCTGACACTCTCTGGTGGTAAGAACTACGGAAACAACACTTCCGAGTCCTTCTCCGTCAACGTTGGTGATTTGGCAACTGGTTACGATCTCTTCGAAAATCCCGATACTTATGATATCGACTTCCTGCTGATGGGATCTGGTGCTCACGGTAGAGAAGAGACCCAGGCAATTGCTAATAAGATTATTGCTGTTGCGGAAGAAAGAAAAGACACCATTGCTTTTGTTTCTCCTTATCGTCAGGCATTCCTTTCTGATGGAGCATCGACTTCTATTTTACCAAGTTCCACAATTACTGATAATCTGATCAGTTACTATTCTGCCATTACATCGTCTTCTTATGCTGTCCTTGACAGCACTTATAAGTATACTTACGATAGATTTGGTGATACCTTCCGTTACATCCCAATGAACGGAGATATTGCTGGCACGTGTGCTAGAAATGACATTAACAACTTCCCCTGGTTCTCCCCAGCGGGAACTGCTAGAGGTGCCATTCTCAATGTAGTAAAACTGGCATACAACCCAACACAAACACAAAGAGACAAGTTATACTCCAATAGAATTAACCCCATCATCTTCTCCCCTGGTGCTGGTATTATTCTGTTCGGTGATAAAACTGCTCTTGGTAGAGCATCTGCCTTTGACAGAATCAACGTTCGTCGTTTGTTTGTTTACATTGAAAAAGCAATTGCAGCTGCTGCAAGAGATGTAATGTTTGAATTTAATGATGAGATTACAAGAACAAACTTTGTAAGTATCGTTGAACCTTTCCTCCGTGATGTTCAAGCAAAGAGAGGCATCACTGATTTCGTCGTCAAGTGCGATGAAACAAACAATACTGCTGCCGTTATTGACAATAACGAATTTATTGCGGACATTTACATCAAACCTGCCAGATCGATCAACTTTATCGGTCTGACATTTGTTGCCACCAGAACAGGTGTCAGCTTTGATGAAGTTCTCGGAGTTTAATTAATTAAAGAGGTAAAAAACGATGGCGGACTTAATTCAACAACAAAATCCCCCAAAAACAGCCGAAAGGACTATTGATAGATTTAAGAGCAGGATTTCTGGTGGTCTTGCTCGACCCAATCTGTTTGAAGTCGTTCTGACTTTCCCAGAAAATGTAGTTGACCCTGGTGTCAACGATCTCGAAGCAAAGTCCAGATTCTTAGTAAAAACTGCTGCTTTGCCAGCATCTACAGTAACACCAATCACTATTCCTTTCAGAGGTCGTCAACTGAAAATTGCAGGTGACAGAACCTTCGAAGTTTGGACGATTACCGTTCTTAACGATACTGACTTTGCCATCAGAGGTTCCTTCGAAAGATGGGTGAACTCTATTGCCAAGGTTTCTGATAATGCTGGAAACACAAACCCAATTGATTATCAGACTGATGCGATTGTTCACCAACTTGGCCGTGCTCCTGTAACAGGTGGTGGTGGTGCTCAAGAAAGTGGTGTTGATCAACCTATTCTTAGAAGTTATCAGTTCCATGGTGTTTGGCCAACGAACGTTTCTTCCATTGATCTTTCTTATGATAGCACTGATGAAATTGAGCAGTTTACTGTTGAACTTCAGGTCCAATGGTGGGAAGCTGTTGGTAACGGTGGAACGATTGCTTGATAAATAGGTAAGATAAGAACCAGTTACCTTTAAATCATGCCAAGACTTTTTGGATTCTCTATTGAAGACAACGAGGACAAGTCAAACAGTATTATCAGTCCCGTTCCTCCCTCTAATGAGGATGGGGCTGATTTTTATGTTTCTAGTGCTTTTGGCAGTCAAACCGTAGATTTTGAAGGTGTATATAAAACTGAATATGAGTTAATTAAAAGATACCGTGAAATGGCACTCCATCCAGAGTGCGATCAAGCAATTGAAAATGTAGTTAACGAAGCTATCGTTAGTGACCTTGATGATTCTCCAGTTGAGATTGATCTCAATAATCTGAAAGCAAGTGATGGTATCAAAGACAAGATCAGAAAAGAATTCAAACATATCAAAGATCTGTTAGATTTCGATAAAAAGGCACACGAAATCTTCCGTAACTGGTATGTTGACGGTAGACTTTATTACAATAAAGTAATCGATATCAAGAGACCACAGGATGGTATTCAGGAAGTAAGATATATTGACGCATTGAAGATGCGTTATGTTAGAAAGGAAAAGAAAACCCAAAACGACAGACCAGATCTTTTCACAGGTGCTAGTTCTGTTGATAATGCCAGGGTAACTTTTCCTGAGATTGAGGAGTATTTCATGTATACTCCCAAAATTAACTACCCAACCACAGTTCCCTCTTATGGTGGTGGTCAGAAAGGAATTAAAATTGCCAAGGATGCAATCTCATATTGTACCTCTGGTCTTGTAGATAGAAATCGTCACACTGTTCTTTCTTATTTGCAGAAAGCAACCAAGTCCCTCAATCAGTTGCGTATGATTGAGGACTCTCTGGTTATCTACAGATTGTCCCGTGCTCCAGAACGTCGTATTTTCTACATCGACGTTGGTAATCTTCCCAAGGTAAAGGCAGAACAATATTTGCGTGACGTAATGAATCGTTACCGCAACAAACTTGTTTACAATGCCACCACTGGTGAGATCCGTGATGACAAGAAGTACATGTCTATGCTGGAAGATTTCTGGCTGCCCAGAAGAGAAGGTGGACGTGGCACTGAAATCACCACTCTGCCTGGTGGTCAGAACTTAGGTGAACTTGCTGATATTGAATACTTCCAAAAGAAACTCTACAGATCTTTAGGTGTTCCCGAATCCAGAATGCCTGGCACTGGTGATGGTTTTAACCTGGGTCGTTCTTCTGAGATTCTTCGTGATGAACTTTCTTTCAGTAAGTTTGTCGGTAGATTGCGTAAGAGATTTAGCAATCTGTTCCTCGATCTTCTGAAGACACAACTTCTTCTTAAGAACATCGTTACTCCCGAAGATTGGGAGAGAATGTCCGAACACATTCAGTTTGATTATCTGTACGATAATCATTTTGCTGAACTAAAAGAAAATGAATTGATGACGAATAGACTTGCTCTCCTTCAGCAAGTTGAACCTTATGTTGGCAGATACTACTCCACCGAGTATATCCGCAGAAAAGTTCTTCAGCAGAAGGATCAAGAGATCATCGAGATCGATATGCAAATTGAAGACGAAATTGCCCGTGGTATTATTCCAGATCCTAATGAGCAAATGCTTGAAATGGAACCTGGAATGGCACCACAAGGACAGCAAGCACCAGAAGAAGATTTACGTCAAAGAGGAAACGATATCACAGATACGGATCTGGATGTTGGCGTAATATAAATAATCGTTAGACAATAGTATTTAAAACATGGAAGACGTTATTGATCTTATTGCCACTGATTCTTCTGCGTCTGAAATTAGTGACAGAATCAAAGACCATCTTTTCAGCAAAGCTGCTGAAAGAATTGATGCTTTGAGACCAGTCGTTGCTAATTCTCTCTTTGGTGGAGAGGCTGAAGAAGAAATTGAAGTAGAACCAGAGGAGAACTGATGGCTATCGCACAGACTACATTAACACCAAGTAGCTGGATTAATATTGGTAATAATGTTACCAGCATTACTTTCCAGTGTATCAGTCAGTTTCCAATTGTGATTGGAATAACCACGAATAATGTCGGTCCAGCAACGACTGCTCCTGGTTTAGTATACAATCAGTATGAGGGAGAAGTCAAAAAGTTGGTTGCCGACTTATCGTATGAAACTTCCCCTACTTTTGTCTGGGCAAAAGCAACTTCCTCATACGCAACAGTAAACTACGAAACACCATAACTGAGGTTCAAATATGTCTATCAAATCTCCATTAAGTAGACAGTTTGGATCTAGATTTGACTCAGTGTTTGATGTAGTAAAATCCAATCCAGTGTACGATAAGGTATCTCGTATTCCTACACTGGATTTAGATTTTGCAAAAACCAAAAACCTCTACGACGGAAGAAGCACAAAAAATCTTATTGACTTTGTAAGAGACACTGCACCCAACAGCTCTACCTATGTTGGTGCTGATCGTTTGATTAAAAGGTCGGTGACGAATTTGATGCTGCAGTCGGAAGATTTTTCAACGTCGTGGAGCTTGACTAACGCAACCATAGACACCAACGTCATCGCAGCACCAGATGGAACAAATACTGCAGATAAAATAGTTGAAGACACCAGTGAATCAAGCGTTCATAGGATAACCCAGGGTGCTACGGTTGTAACGGGGTCTGAATATACATATTCTGTCTACGCAAAAGCCGCTGAAAGATCATACTTCTCAATTTACATATTTCACGCGAGTGGCGAAATTAGTAGAACTTTCTATGATTTAACAGACGGTTCTATTCTTTCGACAACTGGAGCTGGCACTAGACACTCTCCTATCTCGGCAGGAAATGGATGGTATAGATTTGCGGTAAGCGATGTAAATGATACAGATACTGGATCAATTTTTAACATCGAAATCAACAATACCGCTAGCAATAATAGTTATACTGGAGACGGCACCTCTGGCATCTACCTCTGGGGAGCCCAACTAGAAGAAGCATCAACCGTTGGTGAGTATGTAAAAACTACTGCCACTAAGAGTGGTGCTCCAAGATTTGACCACAACCCAACGACAGGTGAGAGCTTGGGTCTGTTGGTGGAGGAGAGTAGGCAGAATTTATTTAGTGGGTCACAAGATTTTAGTAATACTTATTGGAATAGCTCTAATTCCACTAGGACCAACAACAGCGGCACGGCGCCTGACAACACGACCACTGCATGTCTTGTGACTGGCCTTGGAGAAAGCTACGGCGGGATAGTTCGTCGTTACTATCCTTCGTTTGCTGCATCAACCACGTACACGCTTTCTTGTTTTGCCAAAGCTGGCACCATGGATCGCATAGGTTTGCGAATTGGCATCGACTGCCGCTCCAACGATAATTATTGTTATTTCAATCTTTCAAACGGCACCGCCACAGCAATTACTCCGTCTGCTGGAACGGTCGTAAGCGTGTCTGCGGTCGCCTTCCCTAATGGCTGGTATCGCTGCGTTTTGACTTACACAACTAGCGCATCTCAAGATGCAAATGACTTTGTGGACATTGCATTGACAACGGCAACTGGCAGTCACAACTACTCAGGCGCAGGTAATGCCTTCATCTGGGGAGCCCAGTTAGAAGAAGGAGCATTATTCCCAACATCTTACATCCCCACCGAAGGTGCTGCTGTTACTCGTGGTGCCGATGTTGCGAGTATTTCTGGGACTAACTTCTCAGATTGGTATAATCCAAGTGAGTTTAGTTTATTTGCAAACTTTAAAATAGATGCTCCACAACAATCTTTTAATACTTTTGTCACAATTGATGATGGAACAAGTTCTTCCAAAATAACATTTTATAGGGGAAACCTTGATAGTAGGATAAGATTATTTTCTACTAATTTGGGAACAATTACAGGAACTTCTAATGTGGAAAGTGGACTTGATGTCATAAACAAATCTGCTTATGCTATTGCTCCAAATAATACATCTATATTTTTAAATGGAAATCTGGAAGTAACTGATTCAGTAACATCAAATCCTATTGTATCTGGAAGTAATACAATCAGATTTGGTTGTGATGCTGGTAATGGTGCAACACCAAACACTGGAAGATTTATTCTTTCCCAACTCACCTACTGGGATGCACGAGTTGCCAACGAGAAACTCCAGTCGGTCACCTCTTAAGACAAGAGAAAACTAAATACACTATATAAAAGGACTGTCTGTATACAATGAAACTTATCAGAGAAGAAAT